AGGAGACAGTACTTTGTCTCTCAATCTTGATGGTCAAAATGTGCATTACAGTTATCCGACTTGGGAGACATCGGGCGAGGAGTACACGCTAGCTAGTGGCTCAAGCACAATCAGCCACAATGCAGATGGGACTAAAACGCTCCCTATTTCTTGCACGTTCAATCCGAATAATGGCCTGCATGGTACTATCACAGTATCAGCAAGCCTTAGCCTGACGACTATCCCACGCTCTAGCTCTGTAAGCGTGAGCGCTGGTGTCATTGGTAGTTCGGTTACGATCAACATCAACCGTCAAAGCTCAAGTTTTAAGCATACAGTGCGCTATGCATGGGCTGGCAAGTCAGGAACGATTGCAACGAATGTGGATACATCTACTAGCTGGACGATCCCTATTGACTTTGCAAGTGACATCCCAAACTCTGCTAGTGGCACAGGGACAATCTACGTTGACACCTACTCAGGCTCTACTAAAACTGGAACGCAGTCAACCACATTGACGGCTAGCGTGCCAGCTAACATCAAGCCTACATTTTCAGGCGTTACGCTTTCAGATGTAAACGGTGCAGCTCAAAATCTCATCCCAAACGGGAACACGTTCATTCAGGTAATCTCTAACATCAAAGTAGCGTTTAATGGTGCGGTCGGTTCCTACGGATCGTCCATCACTGGATACTATGCCGAAATCGTCGGCAAAAACCAGTCCACAAGTTCAAACGGCGGTGGTCTTGGCATTATGAACTACCACGGCACCATCAAAATCAGAGCGAGTGTCTCAGATAGCCGTGGACGCTGGTCTGATACTAAAGAGGTGTCTGTAACCGTGCTTGAGTACTTTGCTCCTGCTCTTAGCTTTAGTATAGCCAGAACGGGCTCAACCTCTAGCGCCTTGACCGCTACGAGAAATGCCAAGATAGCGCCTCTGACTGTCTCAGGCAGTCAAAAGAACACTATGACATTGACATTCAAGGTTGCAAGGCTTGGGACTACTAATTTTCAAGTGGACACAGGACCAGCCACTGGATCCTGGACAAGTATTTCAAACTTGACCAACTCTCAAGCTAATCTAGCAGGGAATTATCTAGCTAATCAGTCATGGGTGGTCATTGGTGTACTTGAGGACAAGTTCACTCGTACTGAGTTTATGGTCAACGTTGCCACAGAGAGCGTTGTCTTGTCTTATGACCGTTCAGGCGTGGGTGTCAACAAAATCAGAGAGCGTGGTGCTTTGGACGTCAAAGGAGACATCTACGCAGATAACAAGCCCATACAACAGCACCAGCTGACACGTAATAACGGAATTTCTATTTTAACGAAAGAAAGTCTTGATAATATACTTAAAAATGGTATGTATTATAGTCACAGTGCACCTGATAGACCAAGAAATCAGAATGGCTGGTTGTTGGTTCAAGTCTATGATGACGCTCAATATGTTGTACAGACTTATTGGACGGCTACCACTGAAACAATGTTAGTAAGGTATAGAATGGCTAACCGCTGGAGCGACTGGAAAGAGGTTGCTACAAAAGATGACATCCAAAAATACACTCAAGGAACACCTTGGCAAAACCTAACTCTACAAAATGGATGGCAACATCATCCTGAGTATGAAAAAGTCCAATGCTCAAAAACATTTGACGGAGTGGTTTATATCAGAGGCACTTGTAAAGGCGGAAAGATTACCCGTGAGTCAATTATCTTTACTTTGCCTGAAAATTTCAGACCACCAACAGCACTATTCAAAACAGTTTTAAATAGTAACTACGGCCCTGCAGTTGTCGGGATTTACCCAGGAGGTACTGTAGTAGTCAAAGGGAATGTTGACGCTACTTGGCTCAACTTTGATAACGTATCTTTCAAAATTTAAAGGAGAAAGCATGAAATTAGAATATGGGACAAAGTCCCAAGAATTTGACGCAAGCGGAACAGCGTCTGCTACAAAGGTCGCGTTAGTCAATGCAGACGGTGCTATCGTACCTATCTTGCTACCAGCTGATAAAATCGGTTTGTCAAACACTGAGCTTTTTGCGTTAGCCTTGGAAGCTCTCTATCAAGAGAATTTCCCACAGCGTGCGGAAAAAGAGAAATTTAACCAAGTAGAGGCGCAACTCAAGCAAAATAAAGAAATGGCAACCAAAGTAGAGCAAGCAACCGTAGAAAACAAGGAAAACCTTGACACAGTCTCAGCTATCACTGAGGTTCTCATTGCTTTGGCTATTTCTCAAAACGGCGGTATGCCTACTCATGCTTACAACAAGGTAGCTGGGTTCATCAAGTCGCTTGTCAAGAGCACTCGCTATGTAAATGGTGACATCATTGCCATGCCCTATCCATTTGATACGAATCCAAAATGGCCAAAGGGCACGCTGACCATTTTCAAGTTCCAGATGCAGGCCACAGAGGGCTACACTTGGAAAGAGCAGTCACTTGCTGAAATGCTACAGCAAGGTGTGCTTACCGTGGTCATGCCACGTATCGATTAGAAGGAGGTTGTATGCCGATTGAAGAAGCTGAAAAAATCGCTCAAAGTCAGGTAGCTTGGGCGATTTTGTTTATCTTGCTTTTCTTTATTATAATTCGATATCTTATCAAGACTTCGGACAAGCGAGAGAAGAAGATTATGGATCTGCATGAGCAATCAAAAGCCGACTCTAACAGACGAGAAGAGCGTTTGATGACTCATCTTGAAAAGACCACTACAGAATTAACCACAATCACTCACACGGTCGGAGACATTCAAAAAGAAATGGTTCGCATGAACGACCGCATGGACGAAATCGAAAAAGGAGAATAACATGCAACAAATTACTGAAATTATCGTAGCATCAGCTACTGGAATCTTGACTATCCTCGCAGGCGTCACAGTCAAATCCATTAAAGATTTTCTCATCAAAAAAGGTGGAGAGAAGACCATCAAAATCCTTGAAATCTTGGCTAAAAACGCAGTCAATGCAGTTGAGCAGGTCGCAGCTGAAACTGGTTATAAAGGTGAAGAGAAACTTGAACAAGCACGAACTAAAATCCGTGCTGAGCTTACCAAATACAACATCAGCATGACTGATAAAGACTTAGACACATTTGTCGAGTCAGCAGTGAAACGCATGAACGATGCCTGGAAAGGGGAGTAATCATGGATATTGATACAAGTAGACTAAGAACCGACCTTCCACAAGTTGGGGAACAACCATACAGACAAATTCATGCGCATTCAACAGGAAACCCGAACTCAACGGCACAAAATGAAGCAGACTACCACATGCGCCGCCCTGTTGATTCAGGTTTCTTCTCCCACGTTGTCGGGAACGGCCGTGTGATGCAAACATGGTACACAGATATGGGAGCCTATGACGTGGGAGGCGGCTGGAACGTAGAGGGTTATGGTCAGGTAGAACTGATTGAAAGTCATGAAACCAAGGAAGAATTCATGCGCGATTACAAGCTCTACGTTGAGCTTTTACGAAACCTTGCTGATGAAGCAGGTATTCCTAAAACGCTGGACTCTGACAGTCTAGCAGGTATCAAGACACATCAATACTGCACATATAATCAACCTCGAAACTACTCTGACCATGTGGATCCATACCCTTATCTGGCTAAGTGGGGCATCAGCCGTGAGCAGTTCAAGAAAGACATCGAAGGCGGTCTATCTGAAGCTGGTTGGAAACAAAATGGCACTGGCTGGTGGTGGGAGGAGTCAGATGGCTCTTATCCTACAAACCGCTGGAAACAAATCAACAACGAATGGTTCTACTTTGATGACCGCGGCTATTGCTTAATTAACCGTTGGTTCAATGATGGAAAAGACTGGTTCTACCTTGATAAACGTGGGGCAATGGTTACAGGCTGGATGTTTCTTAACAATCGCTGGTATTTCTTCAAGTCAGATGGGCGCATGGCTACTGGCTGGGTGAAATATCGAGAAACCTGGTACTTCATGGAAGAAAAAGATGGCTATATGCTATCTAAGCAATTTATCAAGTCAGGTGATGGCTGGTACTATCTAAAAGCAAATGGTGAACTTCACACAGATCCAGCATTCAAAACCGAACCAGATGGTCTTGTGACCGTCGTTGACAAACCAAAAGAAGAAAAATAAAATAGAAAGGAAATTTTCTAAAATATTGTTCTAATTGTTTTAACCGCAGGCTTATGCTTGCGGTTTTTTTGTTTGGTCTTGAAAGGTTGGATTTAAAATCCAAGTTATTTCTCTGAAAGTAGTTTCAGAATAAAAAAAGTAATGATTTTTTCACTACTTTTTATTTGTTCTACGAATAGATAAGTAGGAGGATGAAAACATGAACATTTTGAAGATTGAACTTGCGAGTATAGAGCAGACTGATTTAGGTTTCGAGCATTGGGTAGATGTGACTTACACTGTGCCAATTTTGAAAAATGAGTACACGGTTAAGCTGTTGCTTTTTATGGAATGCAAGATAGAGGACCAGGAAGTGATTGAGTACCTTGTATCAACCTGGAAGTATCGGGATCTAGTGTTGCATTCGGTGCGGATGTATGAGATGGAGAGAATCGACTACAAATAATACTCCGCCCCAAATTCGCCCCAAAAGTTTTTCAAAGTTATCCGTATTTATCCGAAGAAAAAAATAAAAAAGCCCAATTTTTTGGGCTTTTCATTTGGTTA